TGGTAATATCAGATATACAATTACTTGGAGAAAAGATTGAAAAAGAAAAGAAAACCTAATAAATATCAAATTCTTATAGGCAAATTTTGTAAAGACCCAGCGTCTATTTGGTCGAATAAACCCAAAGTAAAAGCGGAGATGGCCGTAGCCAAAAAACTTTATGAACTCGAAAATTCTGAAAGCTTTTGGATAAAAGCGTACCTTCCATTTAAAGTAAATAGCTTGCGTTGGTTTTTAACTGACTCAGGAAAGACTTACATCAAACAGGAGCTTGCAAGACACGAGCTTGACTTTGAGCCTATTAAGAGGTATTCTTTAAGAAAAAACAAAGTAGGTTCTGATAAAAAAATAACACATAGATTAAAATCACTTAAAGACTTTTTAAATGCCAAGAACTAAGAAATCCCCTGAGCAAGCTGCAACCCCCCAGCAGCAAATCCAAGCTTACCTAGAACAAAACAAAGGAGATCATTATAATTTTGAAGAAGATCGCGTGTATACTGTGTCTAGCGGGAGCTTACTTATGGATATTGAAATGGGTGGCGGAATAAAACCCGGAGTCGTTAGAGCTTCTGGCGTCACCGAAGGGGGGAAAACTTCTTGCGGGTTAGCTTTCGCCAAAAGCTTTCAGAAAATGGATAATAGTATGGTTATTTATATTAAAGCTGAAGGTCGCTTATCTTTGGATATGATCGAAAGAACTGGAGTAGACACCAGTGCAGAAAAATGGTTTGTTTTCAAATGTAACGTATACGAAACGGTAATTAATTTTATGCGTCAAATGGTCAAAGATAATCCTTCGGACACAAGATATATGTTCATTATTGATTCTATGGACGCGTTAGTTCCTCGCGGTGATCTAGAAAAAGGCGCAGACGAAGCTTTAAAAGTCGGCGGGGGAGCCTTATTAAGTTCAGATTTTTTACGTCGTATGGCTTTAGGTCTCGCGACAAGGGGTCATATTTGTTATATGATTTCTCAAGTTCGTAGTACTATTAAAATTAACCCTTATGAAAAGTCAGATCCCCAAGTCACTAACGCTTCAGGTGGCAACGCTGCTTTACATTACAGTGATTGGATTTTAGAATTTCAACCTCGTTACGTAAAAGATATGATCACGACCCAAGCCGGAGGTAAGGGGGATCAACTGGGTCACTGGTGCAAGGTGGTTTTTCGAAAAACTCCAAACGAAAAAACTGGCGTATCTGTACGTTACCCTATCAGATACGGAAGAAAAAATGGAAAAAGTATTTGGGTAGAAAAAGAAGTTGTAGATATGATGATCGCTTGGGACATGGCCACAGCAAAAGGCGCATGGGTGACAATCTCAGACGAAATAATTGAAGAGGTTAGTAAGGAACTTAAAGTAGAATTTAAAAAACAACACCAAGGAGTAGATAACTTAAGTAAGTATTTCGAAGAGAATAAAGACATAGGTAAATATTTATTTAATAAATTCAGAGAAGTGTTAAAGAAATCGTAGAATGAGGCTCTTGAATATATATGGAAAACTTCAAAGCAAAACCGTAGGAAAATATTTAATAAACTGGGATGGTAAATCTCGCTCCAAGATACAGTTCAAGGTAAAACAATTTCTAAAAACCTTCTGGCAAAATCAAATAGTCTACGAAGAGTTCCCTGTTTATGGAACGAGGATGCATGTAGACATACTGAACGCCACCAAAAGAGTTGCGATAGAGGTCAACGGTGCTCAGCATTCTAAATTTAATAAATTTTTTCACGCCAACTCACGCCAAAAATACTTAGACTCTATTAAGCGCGACTTAGAAAAAGCGAAATGGCTAGAAAGTAATAATTTTATATTGATAGAGGTAGAGGAGTCGGAAGTAAGTTCTTTAAGTTTAGAATTTTTTAAAAAGAATTTTAATTTAAGTCTATGATATAGAGCTTGACGAAATGACAAGTTTGTATTAACATTGTTCAATGGCGGCAATCTACAGTCTAAGAATAGAAAAGCACGTATTAGGGGGCTTAATAAAAAATCCAAACGTTTTCCCAGAGGTCGAAAGATTTATAAATGAATATGATTTTTATGCCGACGTTCACAACACAATCTTCTGTGTGATAAGAGATACTCTTCTTAAAAAGGAAAAGATAGATAAAGTTATACTCTCCCAAAAAATAACGAACCTAGGCATCTCCTTTAAGGATGACATCTCCATTGCAGACTATATCGAAAGCCTCGCCTTCACTCAAATCACACACAAAGCCACGATAGAAGCCGCGCAAGAATTACTCAAACTTAGAATCCGAAGGGAAATTCACAATGGCTGTGGTAATATTTCAGACTGGGTAAAACAAAACGGAAACCTTGATGTAGACGAAATAGTTTCCGCTTGCGACGCCAAATATAATGAGATAATAAATAGTTACGAAGTACAAGATGAACCCACAAACATATTTGAAGACTTAGAAGATGTCGTAGAAGAAAGGGGTAATAATCCCGTAGAGGAATTTGGATTTCTTACAGATTATTCCGAGTTCAATAGGCTATACGGTGGTCTTAGACCGGGTAATTTATATGCGATTGTAGCCAGACCGGGCCAAGGTAAATCTACTTGGATAAGCGATATGGCTTTAAAAACTGCCGTAAAGAACAACATAGAGGTGCTAGTCTTAGATACGGAAATGCAAACAGTAGATATTCAATTCAGAATGGTCGCAGCAATATCCGGTGTACCTGTATGGTATTTAGAAACGGGTAATTGGCGCAAAAATGCAGAACTAACAGAAAAAGTTAGGAAAGCTTTCAAGAAAGTGAAAGACTACAAATTTTATCACTACGAGGTAGGAAACAAAAACATTGACCAAGTCTGCTCCTTGGTTCGCAGGTGGTATTTTTCCAAAGTTAAAAGGGGCAACCCCTGCATTATAGCTTATGATTACATAAAACTGACAGGGGAAAAGGTCGGTAATAATTGGGCAGAACACCAAGCCATAGGAGATAAAGTTGATAAACTCAAGAAGCTTTCCGAAGAGGTAAACGCCGCCTTAATTACCGCCATGCAAATGAACAGGTCTGGCGAAAGGGGCAACAACGGAGCATCAGTAGATGATAGTTCCGCTATATCCTTATCTGATCGACTGCAGTGGTACGCTAGTTTCGTAGCAATTTTCAGAAGAAAATCTAACGACGAAGTCGCTGAAGATGGCAGGGATTTCGGCACACACAAATTAATACCTTTAAAAACTAGATTCCAAGGGCGGGACGCCGCGGGCCACCAAGACTTGTTCAGAAGAACGTTCCCAGACGGATCCCAAAGATTTGTAAATAATTTTTTAAATTACGATGTGCAAAATTTTGATGTCTCAGAGATGGGGTCACTAAGGGATATAATTGAGCGAGAAAATGAGCAGTTCTTTGTAGAGGGTAGAAACGACAACGACGGAGAAATACTCTGATGGACAACTTAAAAGATTTACTATTAGACATAGGCTATAGCAATATTCAAGATAACGGTAGGGAATTTAGAATGAAACCCATCTACAGAGACTCCAGTAGTAACACCGTGCTAAGTGTCAGAAAAGACACTGGCCACTTTATCGATTTCAGCAAGCAAATTAGTGGGTCCTTCGCTGATCTCGTTAAAATATCTTTAAACTTAAAATCTCAAAGCGACGCGAAAAAATGGGTTCAGGAAAACGTTGGAGACACAAGTACCCAAAAAGTAAGGAGACCCGAAATTAAAGCCCCAAGAGTTTTACCTCAAGAATTTTTAGATAAGATTTTGCCAGACCATGAATACTGGCTTGGGAGAAACGTATCAATTAAAACCCTAAGGCAATTCGAAGGGGGGCTAGTAAAGGTTGGTAAAATGTCAGACAGGTATGTCTTCCCTATCTTTAATTATAAAAAGGAGCTAGTAGGCGTATCAGGGAGAGATATACTAGATGGTAGTAGTGGCTCTAGACCAAAATGGAAACACATAGGAAATAAATCCGAATGGAAATACCCCCTGCAAATAAACAACAGATTGATCAGAGAAAATAAGAAGATAATTCTCGTAGAAAGCATAGGCGATTTACTTGCTTTATGGGAAGCTGGCGTTGAAAATGTGATGGTCACTTTCGGCTTAGACGTGAGCGTGTCTATAATAAATTATCTATTAAAAGTTGACATTGATGAAGTTTGTATTAGCTTTAATAATGACGAGGAGAACAACAGCGCTGGTAATTTAGCAGCAGAAAAAGCTTACAAAAAATTATTAAAATACTTTGACGAACCGCAGGTTAAAATATCGCTCCCGACTAGTAAAGATTTTGGAGAGATGGACCGTTCAGACATACTAGAATGGAAGCAGAATCTTGAAAATATCTAATGCCCAAACAAGAAAAAGTCTTATCCGCCTCCAGAGTAAAAACACTTGATACGTGTTCTTGGTCATATTGGTGCAACTACCACCTAAAAGTCCCTCAGAAGTCAAATTCAGGCGCGCAAAGGGGTACTGTATGTCACCTTGTCCTTGAGCTTTTACTTAAGGGTAGGCACCGTCATCATTTTAAAAAAATTTTAAAATATAACTCTATAAAAGCCAGCCCCGCCGTCGATAAATTAGTCATAAAACACCTGAAAGAATATGACATTTATGACGATGGAGAAAGTTACAAACTCTGCGATAAAATGCTGGTTGTCGGCCTCCAATATAACTTTTTTGGAGACGAAGAGTCTGATATTATTGGGGTGGAAGAAAAATTCTTGCTAGATACTAAAGACGAAGATAGACCAAGTTATAAAGCTATGGGCTTTATAGATAAGATTCTAAAAAAAGGAGAGTCTATAAGAATAGTAGACTATAAATCCAGCAAGCAAAAATTCAAAGGTGAAGAATTAACGAGTAATATACAAGCAATGATGTACACCCTTGCCGCTCATAAAATGTGGCCAAAAATTGAAGACATTGTCGTAGAATTTTTATTTTTAAGGTTCCCTAGGTCTGCGTCCCAAGAGATTAGAGTAACCAAAGAGCAACTCGCGGGATTCGAGCACTACCTAGAGCATGTTTTTAAAATAATAAATGAGTTCAGCGAAGAGGACGCAAAGACAAATTACGCATCAGACAAAGACGGCTACCAATGGCTTTGTAAAGCTGGTAAAACATGGCGTTGCCCCTACTTAGATCCGATAGATTATTACATTCAAGTAGATGAAGAAGAAAACATATATAAATCCGCATTTAATAAAAAAGATTTAAAAAAGAAAGAAGGGTATAAGATTCGCAAAATGAAATACGATGGATGCCCCGCGCACACAAGA